AAATGGCGATGCTACTCGGTTTAAAAAACCAGTACATCCAATTGCAGCAGCTTTGGAAGCACAAGGATTGCTATTAGATGATACCAGAGGAATAACCACCAGCAGTGCACGGCGTGAAACACCGAGTATGGTATTTGGTATAAGCACACCAGGTCCATTTGATAAACGTCAAGGAGCGCAAGTTGGTCATCTAGGAAAATCTGATTGTGGTGTTAATAATGGACCCGTAAGTCATTTAGGCGGCACAACATTTGTGTTAGATGATGGGGATGATAAATTTTTGAGAAAAACATCAGCGAGTATTGGTCCACCAGAATATGTATCTGTTGAAAAGGGTGATACTGGTGGTGATGTGACGATTCCTCATAATGAATTATTCAGAATTAGAACCAGAACTGGGCATCAAATATTATTGCATAATTCTGAAGATTTAATTTATATAGGGAATAGTAAAGGTACAACGTGGATCGAATTGACCAGTAATGGTAAAATTGATATATTTGCAGAAGATAGTATTAGTATTCATACAAAGCAAGATTTTAATTTAACTGCTGATAGAGATATCAATTTCAATGCTAAAAATATAAATTTAACGGCATCTGAAAATTTCAAAGTTACTGCTAGTAAAAATTTTGAAGTAGTGGCTGGTGTTGATGGATTGATTACATTGGGTGGTAGTCAACATATAAAATCTGGTGGAAATTGTTTGATAACAGGCGCGGAAATTCATTTAAATGGTCCAGCTGCAGCAGCTGCAACGGTAGCACCTGTGCCTACTAGAATCCCCGATCATGAGCCTTGGATCGGACATGAAAATCTCGATCCAGCTATGTTTACCCCAGATAAAACGGTAGCAGTTGAGCCATCTCAATTAACAGAACCAACTCCACCGACTATGTATAAACAGTATACTGCTACTATGGATACATTTAATAAAGGATCATAAAATGAGTAATTCATTATATACTAAACTTACTATACCGTCAAATAATCAACAAATTACATCACAGATGTATAGAGGATTTAGTACGGTGAGTCCAGACACTGAAAATTTTAAATTGTTTGATTTAGCATTAGTTAAACAAGACTTGTTAAATCATTTTTACACTCGTCAAGGTGAACGATTGATGAATCCAAAATTTGGAACAGTAATATGGGATTTAATTTTTGAGCCGTTGACTGATGATACCAAGAATCTCATAATCCAAAATGTTAATGAAATTATAAATTATGATCCACGAATAGTTGCAAATGATGTAGTAATCACACAATATGAAAGTGGTATACAAATAGAATGTGTCTTGACATATTTGCCATATAATATATCGGAAAAACTTAAATTACAATTTGATCAGACTACCAGGATTTTTGTTCAATAAAGTGCGTAGATTATCCTAATGAATAAATACAGCTATTAGGATTAATTATGAGTGCAACCGATAGAGAAAATAGACTTCTAGTAGCTGAAGATTGGACAAAAATATATCAGTCATTTCGTAGTGCTGACTTTCAAAGTTATGATTTTGAAAATATCAGACGAACAATGATTAACTATTTACGTCAAAATTACCCGGAAGATTTTAATGATTATATTGAAAGTTCTGAGTATTTGGCATTGATAGATCTTATAGCATTTTTTGGGCAAAATATTGCATTCCGAGTTGATTTGAATGCTCGTGAAAACTTTTTAGAATTGGCAGAACGTAGAGATAGCGTACTACGATTAGCTAGAATGATTAGCTATAATGCAAAAAGAAATATTGCCGCAAAGGGGTTATTAAAATTTTCAACAGTTCAAACTACTGAGCGTGTTATTGATAGTAACGGTAGAAATCTATCAAACCAAGTCATTACATGGAATGATACAAGTAATCCTAATTGGTATGACCAGTTCATAAAAATCATGAATGCAGCAATGCCAGATGCACAACAATTCGGTAATCCATCTGACAGCGCAACAATTTATGGTATTGCTACTGAACAATATAGATTCCAAGCGGCTAATACTGATGTTCCAGTTTATTCATTCTCCAAAGTTATCTCTGGTAGATCAATGAATTTTGAGATTACCAGTACTACTTTTTCTGGACAAACCTATATCTATGAAGAATCCCCCAAAGTAGGTAATAGATTAGCATGTGTATATCGGGACGATGGCCAAGGTGCAGGAAGTGCTAATTCTGGTTTTTTCTTGAATTTTACACAAGGTTCTTTGAATACAGGTACTTTTAATATTTCACAACCGAGTACAAACGAAGTTATTAATATTGATACCCAAGGGATCAATAATTCAGATGTGTGGTTATATTCATTAGATTTGTCTGGCGTTGAAAAAAGTGCATGGGTACAAGTTCCAAGTTTAACCGGTAATAATATCATATACAATAGTTTGAGTAAAAATATTAAAAATATTTATGGTGTGACTACACGGGCAAGTGATGCAATTAGTTTAAATTTTAGTGATGGCACATTTGGCAATCTTCCACAAGGCCCATTTAGAGTATATTATAGAATTAGTAATGGATTATCGTATGTAATTAATACGCAAGATATAAAAAATGTTACGATTTCAATACCATATATTTCGTCAACTAATCAGTTTGAAACATTAACTGTGTCATTAAATTTGACAACCTCGGTAATGAGTTCATCACCCTCTGAGACTAATGAAAGCATTAAAACAAATGCTCCTCAAAATTATTATACTCAGAATAGAATGATTACTGGCGAAGATTACAATATTAATCCATTAACAGCGAATCATCAGATATTAAAAGTTAAATCAATTAATCGTACTTCAAGTGGTATTAGTCGATATTTTGATGTTGTTGATCCAACTAGCAAGTATAGTTCTACTAGATTATTTTCTGATGATGGTATCATTTATTCAGAGTACTATTCTAATTCGGTAAATTTCTCATATAAAACAAGAATCGATATTCAAAATGCAATTTACAATGTAATATTACCGATATTGAAAGATGACGGATTAAAAAATTATTATTATTCTAATTTTGTTAGTGGGGTATTAAATTCTGGAAAAACAATTACTTGGACTCAAAATTCTTCTGATATACAATCAAGTGTTGGTGTTTTTTCCGAATCAGTTGCATCGTTGAATATAACAACAGGCGCTAAAATAAAATTTGTCGCTCCTGTTGGATCATATTTTGATACAAATCAATCAAACAAATTAGTATCAGGATTTGCGATAACTCCTGGTTCTTCTTATTATTTGTGGGCAGATGTATCTAGTATTTCTGGTAATAATTATTCATTAAATACTATATTACCATCTACTGCTATAATTGATTCGGTAGTTCCAGAATGGTCAACTATTATAACAAGCACTGATGTATTGACAGAAATGGTTGAATTAATATTATTAAACCAACCATTTGGTTTGCGATATGATGTCACCACTCAATCGTGGAAAGTTGTATTAAAATCTAATTTAGACGTTATTAATCCGTTTAGTTTATATTCACAGGGCGATATCACCAACACAAATTCTGATGCTAGTTGGTTAATATTATTAACAACTAACAATAATGTTTATACCGTTACTAGCCGTGAAATGCGATATGTATTCGAGAGTGATAAACAATTACGATTCTTTTATGATGGGTCATCAACAATTTATGATAGCCAAACATCTAATGTGATTAATGATCTTGTTACAGTTTTGAGTTATAATACTAATCCAGTCGTAGTATCAACCTACGCATATGCTGCGTCAAATAGCAATACGATAGTAGTTAATAATGCTACTGGTATCACAATTGGTATGATTGTATCTGGGATTGGGATTGCTGATAATACAATTGTAATTGATGTTTCTACGTTAAATGGTGTTAATACAGTAACATTAAATAAAGTAACAATTGCAATTGTGAGTGAAACCGTTAATTTTAATAATATAGGATCATCGACATATAACAATGATTTGACATTTAAAATTATTGGATCATATGTTGGTGAAGATGGATATGTAGATACAAAAAAAGTATTAGTATCATTCTCCGATAAAATGGGACCAGATTTATTTAAACAGGTTGTTAATCCAATTCAGACTGATGCTAGTAAGTATATAGTGCAGTCTCGATACTCGATATCGTCTGGACAAGAGGATTACAAATACATAAGTAATTCTAATGAAATAGTTAAAATCCTACCAACACAGCCTGCGTCTTTTACTGGATATACGGATAAACAGTATTTTTACTTTATTGATACAGCAGTTGTAAAACAATATGATAAAACCACTGCTAAACTTACACCTAGTTTGGATTATAAAGTATATGTTGGAAGATCAGATATTAAATATCAATATACACATGCAGCGAAATACGAATCTAGGATTGATCCTGGTGTCAGTAATATCATGGATGTTTATATATTAACTACTGATTATGATATATCATTTAGACAATGGTTAAGCGGTGTAACTAGTACGAAACCATTACCGCCTAGTTCAGATGAACTACATACCACATTAGCTCCTTCATTAGATTTGATAAAATCCGTGTCGGATGAAATCATTTACCATCCAGTGTCGTATACTATTCTTTTTGGGTCATCAGCCCCATCTGAATTGCAAGCAACATTTAAAGTTGTGAAAAATCCTGCACAGGTAATTTCTGATAACGATGTTAAAACACAGGTTATTTCTGCTATTAATAGATTTTTCGCAGTTCAAAATTGGGAGTTTGGTGATACATTTTATTTTACTGAGTTATCTGCTTATGTAATCAATCAGCTGGCTCCAAACATAGTCAATTTTGTAATTGTGCCTAATCAAGCTAATATGAATTTTGGTAGTTTATTTGAAATCACATCCAATAGTGATCGCTTATTCATAAGTTCGGCCACTGTTGATAATATAGAAATTATTTCAGGAATAACTACCAGTAATGTTAAAGCAATTAATAATTCTAGCACAATTAGCAGTAATAGTGTACAACAAACAATAACAAGCGCACCATATGGGAGTTTATAATGGCCAATAGTGTCAACTCAAAATCAACTAATATTTCAGCATCATTGTTACCAGGAATTTACAGAACTGATACAAATAAAAAGTTTTTACAGGCAACTGTTGAGCAATTAACACAGCGTGGAACGGTATCTAAAATCAATGGATATATTGGACGCCAAAATGCTAAAGCAACAAATGGCAATGATGTTTTTATCGAGGCAGCTGATCCTACTAGACAGAATTATCAATTAGAACCGAGTATGGTTATCAATGATCAGCAAGGTAATAACATCTTTTTTAAAGATTACCAAGATTATATTAACCAATTATCCGTATTTGGGAGCAATGTTTCTAATCATTCAAGATTGAATAAATCTGAGATTTATAGTTGGGATCCACAAATTGATTGGGATAAATTTGTAAATTTCCAGCAATATCATTGGTTGCCAGAAGGACCATCGGTTATCACAATTGATGATGCTGTTGAAAATATTATTGGACAGCAATCATACAACATTACATCTTCAGTTTTATTGAGTAATGGTATGCTTATTCGTTTATCTGATAATATTGAATATTATGTTGAAGGTGTTGGTACATCTATTAAATTGATAGAATTTTCTGTATTTTCTGAATATTCATCATCTGAACATGACTATGTGGTCATCAATCGTGCTAGTGTAGAACAGAGTCCATGGGTACTTGGCAATAATTGGGTTCATGCGGATGTTATAAAAACGAGCCTTCAATTAAACGGGTTAATACCAGATATTGATAATTCTACTAGAGCTAAACGGCCTATTATAGAATTTAATGCAAATCTAGGCTTGTATAATTATGGATACAATAGAATAGATAACGTTGATTTTTATGATACGTTAACAACTGATGCATTTTCGACAGTCGAAGGATCAACTGGTTATTATATTGATAAAGTCGGATTAAAACCAGGTGATCGAGTTATATTTTCAGTAGATACTGATGCAACTGTGAGAAATAATGTGTATGAGATCAAATTAGTGAAATCAAAAATTCATTTGAGATTGGTTCATACTGCTACAATGCATGATGTGGTTAAAATTAAAAATGGAATAGAGAATAGTATATCGACAATTGTTAATAAACAATTATGGTTTGATGGCATGTCTTGGCAAATTGCACAAAAGAAAACATCATTACATCAGTCACCATTATTTGATGTGTTTGATGAAAATGGTAATAGTTTTGGTGATAATAGTGTTTATCTAGGAACAACATTTGTTGGTAATAAAATATTTTCATATGCAGCGGGAACCAATGGATCAGTAGATCCAGTATTAGGATTCATACTTACCTATAAACCAATTAATAATATTGGTGATATAATATTTAATTTCAATTTTGCAACAGATACATTTAAATATTCTGAATCATCAGCTGTTAAAACTTACTCAGTATCATCTGGATTTTTGAAAAAAATAGCAAATGATGGTTCAGCCACATATAGCAGTGGTTGGAAAAAATGTGAGTTATCAAATACACAAGCTGCTGTAAGAATTTATAAAAATTTAAATATTGTTAATGATTTTAATTTAGATATTTACGATGATATTAACCAATTAACTGATTTAGAAATTCGTATATATGTTAATGGTGTTAGGCTTAATAAAACAAATGGTACTATTAATAACTGGTCCATCATTGATGGTCCTTTATATAAAAAAATAAGATTTAACACAGATTTATTATTAACCGATATTTTAACAGTTAGATCGTTTTCTAAACAACCGATAAACACAAATGGATATTATGAGTTACCATTGAATTTACAAAATAATCCACAAAATCAATCAATTGGAAGTATGGCATTGAGTGAAGTTCTTGATCACGTTGATTCAATTGTTGATAATTTAGGCACACAATTTGTTGGAGAAATTCCTGGATATAATAACTTAAGAGATTTGCCTAATATATCATCATATGGTACAAAATTTGTAAAACATGGATGCCCCTTTGAATTATCATTATTTCATATTACCTCATCTTCTACCAATGTAATTCGGGCGTTAGAGAAAGCTAGAGAAGATTACAATAAATTTAAAAGAACTTTTATTAGTGTTGCAGAAACATTAGGTATTGATACGGATGTAAAAACACATGTGGATATGATTTTGACCCATATCAACAAAAATACACCAGTCACTTCTCCATATTATTTTAGTGATATGGTGCCATATGGACCTTCGATTAAAACTGAGTTTGAAGTAATTGATTACAGAATAACTCAATATCCAATGACCACTATATTTACATTGAATGAGTTATCGAATAAAGCAGTAGGAGTTTATGTTAATAATGCTCAATTGATTTATGGAAGTGACTACATTTTTAATTCACAAGGATTTGTTGATATAAAATCATCGTTGAATACTGGGGATGTTGTAACTATCTATGAGTATGAAAATACGGATGGATGTTTTATACCGGAAACATTGACAAAACTTGGTATTTGGCCAAAATATGTACCTTCAATATACGAAGATACAACATTGATCAATCCGGTTAATATGATTCAAGGGCATGATGGTAGTATGGTATTAGCATACGATGATTATAGAGATGCATTATTACTAGAATTAGAAACTAGAATATACAATAATATCAAGATTGAATATGACCCAACCATATTTGATATTAATGATATTATACCACGATATGGAGTTGAAAATGATTATAGCTTGGCTGAATTCAATAGTATATTAGAATCGAGTTTTTATAAATGGACATCTTTGATTGATGTTGATTTTACAAAAGTTATTGGATATGATTCTACTAATCCATATACATTCAATTATTATGGGTATAGTACACCAGATAATAAAAGTGTACCTGGATATTGGAGAGGAATTTATAAATGGTTATATGGAACAGATAGACCGAATATTTGTCCATGGGAAATGTTAGGATTAACTATAAAACCTGAATGGTGGGAAAATACATATGGTGTAGCGCCTTACACCAGTGACAACCTTGTTATGTGGGATGATATCGGTAATGGATTATTAAAAACACCTGGGTCAGAAAAAGTTATATCAAAATATATACGTACATATTTGACTAATCATTTGCCAGTAGACAATATAGGTGAATTGGTAAATCCATTGGCGACTGGGTTATTATCAGGTATTGTATCTAATGACACTAAAAATAATTTCGTATTTGGTGATGTTAGTCCAGTTGAATCAGCATGGAGAAGAAGTTCTTACTTCCCATTTAGTGTATTAATAACCTCTATATTGTTAACTCCTACTAACACTATTGGTGTAACATTAGATAGATCCAGAATTCTCAGAAATGTAGTTGGGGAGTTGATTTATAAAGATACTAAACATGCAACATCTTCTAAAGATATTATACTACCAAGTGTTTATAGTAGCGAAACAACCGTGAGAACATCCGGTATTATAAATTATATTGTTAACTATATTGTAAGCTCTGATTTAACCACATATGATCAGTATATATATGATTTGTCAAATATTGGATTTGTGTTGAGTTATCGTGTTGGTGCATTCACTAGCAAAGAGAAGTTTAAATTATTATTGGATTCAAGCTCACCATTAATTACTGGTAGTGTATTTGTACCACAAGAAGATTACTCAATCATTTTAAATAGTTCATCCCCTACAAAAAAAATAACATATAGTGGTGTAATAATTACAAATTCTATTAATGGGTATTCTGTAAAAGGTTATAGTAATACCCAACCATACTTTACTTATTATCCGTGGATTTCGTCCGGATCAGTTGTTAATGTTGGTGGTATTTCTGAAAGCTATGTAATATGGACAGAAAACCAACAATATACAATTGGACAGGTCATTAAAGTTGGTAATTCTTATTATAGAGTAGTCACTGGGTTTAGATCCACCTCCATATTTGATAATTCAAACTTACAATTATTATCAGGATTACCAATCGTTGGTGGTCGAGATGCATTCTTTAGAAAAGCGTGGGATAGAGATAATCCAATAACTATTCCATATAATACATCTTTTGATACAGAACAACAAGTGGTTGATTTTATATTAGGGTATGGAGAATGGTTGTCTGATCAAGGATTTGTATTTGATGAATTCAATAACGAATTAAATCAGGTGGTAAACTGGCGAACTAGTGCAAAAGAATTTTTATTTTGGACAACACAAAATTGGTCAACTGGAAAAGATTTATGGACTGAATGGGTCCCAAATACATCATATCCGATAAATTCTATAGTCCAATATTTTGGAAATTATTATAGTGCTATTCAGAATATTCCATCATCTTCGACATTTGATTATGATTTATATGAACCGATGTATGGATTGAGCAGTGTTGGTAGTTCCGTTATATCATTGAGTCCAGCTGCGGATAAAATTACATTTTCAACTAATATTAATGTTGTTGATGATATTGCCAACCAATTTAATGATTATGAAATATTCAGAGTTGACGGGCAGCCGATCTCACCAACTGAATTGAGTTCATCACGAGATAATAATTTAGTGAGTTACTCTCCACGTAATGATAATGGAATATATAGTGCTAGTTTTTATCTAGTGCAAAAAGAACATGTAGTATTATTGAATAACACAACATTATTTAAAGATTTAATTTACGATCCAATTAGTGGTTATAAGCAAAACAGAATAAAAATATCAGCACATGTAAGTACAAATTGGTATGGTGGATTAGATCTTCCAGGTTTCATTTTTGATGAAGCGACTATATTAACCTGGGAGCCATGGAAAAGCTATGCATTAGGTGACATTGTTCAGTATCAATCGTTATACTATAGTGCAGATTCATTTATTACTGGATCTGAATTATTTAATACAGCTGAATGGAATATATTATCAGCAAAACCTGCAACAAAAATTCTACCAAACTGGACAAATGTTGCGACACAATTTGTTGAATTTTACAGCATGGATATAGAGAGTTTTAATAATTCTCAACAAAATTTAGCACAACATTTAATTGGGTATCAAAAACGACAATATTTAGAAAATATTATTAAAGATGATATTAGTGAATTTAAATTTTATCAAGGGATGATTATTGATAAAGGTACACAAAATGTGTTCAATAAATTATTTGATGCAACTGCTGGTAGTTTGAAATTTTACGAAGAATGGGCTATTAGAGAAGGGCAATATGGCTCTAGTTCTGCATTTGATGAAATCGAATTTACATTGAATCAATCTGATATTATTAATAATCCACAATGGTACAATTTGACTAATAAAAAAGATCCATTATTAAGTGACTATGTACATCAAATAACTCCAGATGAGGTCTACCTGAGACCAATTGGGTATGATTCAAATCCATGGGTAACAGTTACTGGAAATAACAGAGTATTAAGAACACCTGGGTTTGTTCGAGAAACTGACGTCTTGGCAACTGTTTCTGATCTATCTGGATTATTATCCCACAATATTGAATTGTTTGATGAGGGATCTTATGTATGGTGCACTTTTGAAAATACATCATGGAATGTGTATAGATTTACTAATACCAATCTATCAGTAATTGATGCTATGACTGACAATGCTGCTGAATATTTAACCATTATATGTTCAACACCAATCACAGAATTTGTTATTGGCGATTATATTGGTATTAAAGGGATAGATAAATTTTCAAAATTTTTTAAAGTAATATCTGTTTCTGATGATACATTGGTTGTTGCGGCATCGGGGGTGAAAATAATTCAGCCATTTGAACAGCAGTCAACCGCTATTATTTATAAATTCGTATCGCACAGAATTTCTTCAATAAACAATGCACCATCAATATTACCGGCAGTGCTTAAGCCAAATGAATTAATTTGGTCAGATGATGATGGGAATGGCAAATGGGCATCATGGCAACATTCTGATATTTATTCAGGTACTATGATACCAAATCCTTATAAAGATACTAAATCAAATTTTGGTAGAGCGATTGCGTATAGTAAAAATAATTTAATCATGGCGGTTTCAACCACCAAT